GTTCGGAATAGGTATGGACAACAAACTGTGGATAAGAGAAAACGATAGTTGGAGAAAGGCGTGATGATGAATGTCAGTGAATTTACGAGTGATGATGGAACAAGAGTAGCAAAAATTTGGTATGATCTAGGAATACCGTTTGTTTATTGTTATGAAAATGGTAATCTTGTTAGAGCAATAAACTGTGTTGGCCATAGTATACAATATGCTGAAGATGCAGCAGAAAATTGGGCAACTGGAGTGGGAGTATTTACATGATGAATGTTAAATTAGTTTCTTGGTCTATGCCAAGCGAAGAAATGATAAATGATGGCATAGAAAATGTACAAGATCTAATTGCATATTGCGCTAGAGTATCAAACCCATCGAATCAAAACAATAAAGCAACATCTGAGAAGCTTATAAATTACTTGGTGAAGCATAAACATTGGTCGCCACTTGAGATGACCAGTGCTTGTTTAGAAATAGAAACGACACGAGATATTGCCCGACAAATACTGAGGCACAGATCCTTTTCGTTTCAAGAGTTTAGTCAAAGATATGCTGATCCTACGCAAGATTTAGAATTTGTAACACGTGAAGCAAGATTACAAGATCTTAATAATAGACAAAATTCAGTTGTTTCTAATGACGAGTTATTACATGCTCAGTGGTAACAATATCAAAACAAAGTCATCGATGCAGCGAAAACTGCATATTCTTGGGCAGTAACTAGAGGAATAGCAAAAGAACAAGCAAGGGCGGTATTGCCTGAAGGATTAACGATGTCACGAATGTACATGAATGGTACATTGCGTTCGTGGATACATTATATAGAATTAAGAAGTGCAAACGGAACACAACAGGAACATATGGATGTGGCAAAGGCGTGTGCAGAAGTAATTGCCGACATATTTCCGTTGTCAGAGTCGTTTGTAGAATAGAATTTAAGGGGATAATATGGCAAGGCAACATTTAGGCATCAATATCGATGCCCGAAGGGATCGTTTACTTTCAGATCAAGCATTTAAATTATTAAAAGATTATTATTGCATAAAAGATGAGAAAACTCCACAAGAAGCATTCGCTCGTGCAGCAGTAGCATATAGTTATGGTGACATGGAATTAGCACAGCGCATTTATGATGGTGCGTCCAAGGGTTGGTTTATGTTCAGTTCACCTATCCTATCGAATGCTCCGATGCCTGATCAAAAGGCAAAGGCACTACCGATCTCATGTTTCCTTTCTTATGTTCCCGATACATTAGAAGGTTTAATTGATCACACATCAGAGTTGCGATGGTTATCCGTAAAGGGTGGTGGTGTCGGTGGTCATTGGTCAGACGTGCGTAGTATTAGCGACATTGCTCCAGGTCCACTTCCGTTTCTACACACAGTAGATGCTGATATGACTGCATATCGTCAAGGAACTACACGCAAGGGTTCATACGCTGCATATATGAACGCTGATCATCCAGACATTGTTGAGTTTATACAAATGCGTATTCCTACTGGTGACGTGAATCGTAAGAATCTAAATTTGCATCACGCAGTAAATCTATCAGACGAGTTTATGGAAGCAGTGCGTGATAACGGAATATGGCATCTGAAGGATCCTAATAGTAAAGAAGTTCGTGATACTATGCCTGCTCGTAAGTTGTGGGAAATGATACTTGAAACTCGATATCGTACAGGCGAACCATATCTAAACTTTATTGATACAGCGAACAGAGCATTACCTGAAGCGCAAAAGAAGTTAGGACTAAAGATTCATGGTTCTAATTTGTGTAATGAGATTCACCTAGCAACAAGCGATGATAGAACTGCGGTGTGTTGTTTGTCCTCGCTAAACTTAGAGCGATATGATGAGTGGCGAGACGAAGGTATCGTTGGTGATCTAATACGATTCTTAGATAATGTGTTGCAGTACTTCATTGATAATGCACCTGATACTATTAGTCGCGCAAGATATTCGGCAGAGCGAGAGCGTTCTCTCGGACTTGGAGCAATGGGATATCACTCATACTTACAGAAACATATGATTGCGTTTGAGTCTCAGGAAGCATTAGATACTAACATAGAAATGTTCAAGTCTATTCAAGAGATGGCAATACAAGAGTCAGAGATACTTGCTAAAGAACGTGGCGAAGCACCTGACATGAAAGGTTGGGGAGTTCGTAATGCGCACTTGCTAGCGATCGCTCCCAATGCCAACTCTAGTTTGATTGGTGGTACTTCGCCTTCTATTGAACCGTGGAAAGCAAATGCATTTACCTCTCGTACACGCGCAGGATCACATCTAACAAAGAATAAGTATCTAGTGGAATTACTCGACAAACTCGGTAAGAATGATGAAAAAACTTGGTCATCTATTATTACAAATGGTGGTTCAGTTCAACACTTTGATTGGATGCCTGATGATATGAAGATGGTATTTAAAACTGCTATCGAACTTGATCAAAACTGGGTAGTTAAACAGGGTGGCGATCGTCAAAAGTATTTGTGTCAGGGACAGTCACTTAATATATTCTTCCCTGCTGGAGCAAGCAAGGCATACTTACATAAGGTGCACTTTAATGCTTGGCGTCACGGAACCAAAGGTCTCTACTATTTGAGAACCGAAACATCTAACAGAGCAGAAAACGTAGCACAAAAAATAGAAAGAGATAAATTGATAGAATTCACAGACAACACACAGGAGAACGATGATGAATGCGTTGCATGCCAAGCTTGATCAACCAGAAATAGAAATTTACACTAAGGACAACTGCCCTTACTGCATACAAGCCAAAGATTGGTTTACCAGTCATGGGTTCAGTTACACCGAGAATAAATTATATGACGAAGAACAAAGATTAGCATTCTTTCAAAAGTTTCCTACAGCAAAAACTGTACCACAAATATTGATAGACGGAAAAAACGTTGGGGGATACGACGAGTTTATGAAGATGAGTGATACACTAGTTAAGAAACAGTCAGGTGGATTGATTGACTTTTCTAAAACGTACAAACCTTTTTACTATCCATGGGCAGTAGAAATTACTACAAGGCACGAAAAGGCACACTGGATTGAGGACGAAGCAGATCTATCAGAAGATGTTTCTGATTGGAAAGGTGGTAAGATTTCTCCAGTAGAAAAGGATTACATTACAAACATTTTGCGTTTGTTTACTCAGTCAGATGTGGCAGTTGGACAAAATTACTACGATCAATTTATCCCTAGATTTAAAAACAATGAAGTTCGTAATATGCTTGGATCATTTGCCGCACGTGAGGGCATTCATCAACGAGCATACGCATTACTGAACGAAACACTTGGACTACCTGATAGTGAGTATCATGCATTCTTAGAGTATAAAGAAATGGTAGAAAAGGTTGAGTTTATGATGGAATCAGATCCTTCTACTCAACGTGGACTTGGACTGTCACTTGCGAAGTCAGTATTCAACGAAGGTGTTGCGCTGTTTGCTTCCTTCGTTATGTTACTCAACTTTCAGCGGTTCGGTAAGATGAAGGGAATGGGTAAAGTCGTTGAGTGGAGTATTCGTGACGAGTCTATGCACGTAGAGGGTAATTCTAAGTTGTTCAGAGCATTTTGTGCTGAGCATGGACGTATCATCGATGACGGATTCAAACAAGACATATATAAGATGGCAAGGCAAGCAGTAAAACTTGAAGACAAGTTTGTTGACCTTGCTTATAAGATGGGACAGATTGAAGGTTTAGAAACTCAAGAAGTGAAAGACTACATTCGTTACATCACAGACCGAAGGTTATTACAACTTGGGTTGAAACCAAACTACGGTGTCAAAGATAATCCTTTGCCATGGTTAGAGTGGGTATTGAATGGTGCTGATCACACCAACTTCTTTGAAAATCGCGTTACTGAATATGAGGTAGCAGGTTTAACAGGTGGTTGGGATGAAGCATATGCATAACAAAGTAACAAGAGGAGAGCAGAAGCATGGCTGAAATCGTATACGAACTCATTTGTGATGGGTGCGGTGCTGATTATCAGATCAACTACGTTGACAACAATATAAATGATTATGTAGAAGAACCGATATATTGTCCGTTCTGTGGAACGGATGTTGACTTGAGTGATATTGATGATGATGAAGAAGAACAACAAGAATATGCCCCAGAAATCGAGTACGAAACAAAGTGAAGAATATGATAATCCATGGACATTCAATGACAAACCATTTACAACAGAACAGATAGGAAACTTCGTTGGGTTTTGCTACGTTATTGAATGTAAGATTGATGGGAGAAAATATATTGGACGCAAATACTTTTATAGCAGAAGAAAGACTAAAGGTAAATCGCGTCGTGTAAAGAGTGAATCAAACTGGAAGAGTTATTATGGTTCTAACGAGTTGTTGAAGGAAATGGTCAAATACTACGGAGGGCAAAACTTCCGTAGGATCATCTTGTCTCTTCATATAACTGAAGGTGATTGCAACTATGAAGAGGTGAGATTGCAGTTTGAACATAACGTTCTTGAAACAGATTTATTTTTGAACGAAAATATAAATGGTAAGTGGCACAATAAACCACAGCATATTATTGAAGGTCGTTTGCTAAATGAGTGCTACAAAATACAGGATACATAATGCTTATATCATATACACATAATTTTATTTTTATCAAAACAAGAAAGATCGGTGGTACTTCTTTTGAGAAGTATATCATTGATAATCACTTTGATCCTGAGAAAGACAAATCCACAGGATCAATAGTAGACAATTATCCATGGTACAATATGCCTGATGGATCAAAGGGTCATATGCCGTGGGAGAAAATAAAAGAGTTCGAACCAGAAGCAGAAACATTCCGTGTGTTTACGTTTGATCGTAATCCGTGGGACAAGTGCGTGAGTCAATACTATTTTTTCAGAGACAAGATAAACACTATTCCTAAAGAAATGTCGTTCTCGCAGTTCTTGCAAAATCCCAGCAATTTACCAGTAGACTCACCAAGATATAAGAATGCAGTCAACTGCCTTATAATACGATGGGAAGATTTTAAAGAAGAACTGCCCTTAATTATGGAAAAAGTAGGAATAAAACTTGACTTTGATGCCTTTTCGAAGTATAATTTAAAGTCAGGCATAAGAAAAGACAAACATTACAGCGAAATGTATACTGATAAGGATATAGAGATTGTTCGTAATGCATTTAAATGGGAAGTGGAGAATTTAAAGTATGAGTTTGACGATCATAGATGATACTGTAGGACAGCAAAAATTAAAATACAATCCATTTATGATGATTGTAGATCAGACTGTTCGATGTAATGAAGCATGTTTCTTTTGTTGGCGTAATGATCCAAAGAAAGTAAAAGAACAAACCAAAAAGGCAAACAAAGTATATGACATGCCTTTTGAGATGGTAAAAGAAATCATTGATCAGGGATCTAAGATTCCTTCGCTACATACTTTTAATGTATGTGGACCAATGGGTGATCCAACAGTGGTAGGGGATCTAGCAAGTCGTGGTCATTACGCACTACAAAAGGGATTTCCTAAAACAATGATGAACACTAATGCCGTTGCACTGGATGAGCACGATCCTGAAGATCTGCTACGTGCATTTAATGAGATCAAAGTATCACTTGATACATTAGATCCAGAAAACTATAAAGTCATACACGGCAAACCGCACTTAGAACGTGTGCTCAATAACATCGTAAATTACTGGGAAGTGAAAGTCAAGAAGAATATCCCAGGAAATTTTAAAGCAAAGATTACACTCAACGAAAAGAATGAAGCAGAGGTTGAAGACTTCAAAGCATGGTCTGAGAAACATGGAGTTCCGATTGAGTGGAAAAAGATTCACAGTTTTATTGACATCATGCCTGAGTATGGTAATGACATTGGCGTAAAACTATGTGAACAACCATACAAGACTATTAACATAAACTTCCGTGGGGAACTTACTACCTGTTGCATCAACTACAAACTCGAACCTGTATTTGGTAAGGTGGGTGTAGATGGTTCAATCAAAGAAATTTGGGAAGGTGAGAAGTTTGAGACTTGGCGCAAAGAAAGAGAAGAGGGCATCTGTAAGGGATGTGCTGGACTTGGCGGTAGATTGAAGTCTGCTGATCAGTTAATGCCGCAGTACAATCTAATGGGAGAGGAAAAGTTCAATGGAGTCTATTAAACTATTTGTGGGGTGTGCTCCTAACGGAGAAGACGCTGAAACGCAAATGGTGTTAGAATATACTGCTAAGAAAAATAGTAGTATGCCAGTAGACATAACTTGGATGAAACACGAG